AAATATACGCAGATTAAATTCCAACCTAAAGATTTTAATCCATATAATTCAGAAAGTTGGTGGTTTGAATCTATACAGGGTAGGCTTATATTATTCCCTAGCAGTCTAACACATATGGTTGAAAATAGATTAAGTGATCAGGATACTAGGATCAGTCTTTCATTTAATACATTCCCCGCTGGGCATCTTGGCGTGAATTTGGATCTTACTGAATTAGTTCTTAAATAAATACTCCTTATATAGGAGTATACTATGGCACATTTTGCCGAATTAGATAATAATAACACTGTTCTACGTGTAATCGTAGTTGATAATCGTGACACATCTGATGCAAATGGTCAGGAAGATGAATCTATTGGTATTGCATTTTGCCGTAAGTTATTTGGCGGTATTTGGCGACAAACCAGTTATAATGCAAACTTTCGTAAGAACTATGCAGGCATAGGTTATACCTTCGACCAAGGGCGTGATGCTTTTATCTCACCTAAACCATTTCCTAGCTGGCAATTAGATGAAAATACCTGTCAGTGGACTGCACCTACACCAATGCCTACAGATGGACAAATGTATTCCTGGGATGAAGATACAGTAAGTTGGGTAGTCACACCTAATGCGCAGTAATGGCAATATATTAGGTAAGGTTAACACGCCTTCACTTGCTGCGGCCTCTGGTAGATGGGGACTTTATGATCAGTTTTTATCAAACCTTTCTTCTACTTGGCCAAATAGTAATGTTAGAACTATAATACAAACTTTTACCGCTACGTCTACTTGGACATGCCCTACTGGTGTGTCTAGTGTTGATTACCTAGTGGTTGCAGGTGGAGGCGGTGGTGGTTATGGCGGCGGCGGTGCAGGTGGTTTTAGAACTGGCACGGGGCTTTCGGTTACCGCAGGGACTGACTACACAATTACTGTGGGTGCCGGTGGTTCTGGCGGTAAAGGCGATACAAGCGGGCCCAACCCTACAGGCGGCGGAAATTCTATTTTTAGCACAATTACGTCTGCTGGCGGAGGCAAAGGTGGTCAGTTTTCTGGTGGTAGTGGAACAAACGGAGACGCTGGCGGCTCTGGAGGCGGTGGTGCCGGTGCAGATACAGGAGGTAGTGCCGGTTCCGGCGGTGCGGGTAACACGCCGTCTGTTTCCCCAAGCCAAGGCAACAACGGTGGAAATGGTTTAGCAATTAACACCACTAATGCAGCAGGTGGCGGTGGCGGCGCTGGAGCAGTAGGCGCAAATGCAACTGTTTCTTCTCCGGGGTATCTTGGAGGCGCTGGTGGTGTAGGAACTGCTTCGTCTATTACCGGTGTTTCAGTAACTTATGCGGGTGGTGGTAGCGGGGGTGGAACCAATACAGTTACAGCTCCAGCAGGTGGTGGAGGCAATGGCGGTGGAGTAGGAACTGCTGGCTCTCCTGCTACCGTAAACACAGGTGGTGGTGGTGGGGGTTGTGGAAACACAACGGCCGCTCCTGGTCCTTATGGCGCAGGCGGCTCTGGCGTTGTTATTCTGAAATACCAAGTACCATCACAATTTATATTCGTGTTTAAGGCAACTACGACTTGGAAATGCCCGACAGGAGTCTCTACTATTGATTATCTAGTAGTTGCTGGTGGCGGAGCTGGGGGAACAAGTGGAGCAGGGGCTGGTGGAGGCGGTGGTGGTGGTTTTAGAACTGGAACAAGTTTGTCAGTTACCGCAGGTACTGATTATGTAATTACCATAGGTGGCGGTGGTTCTCCTATCAGTAATAGCACCTACAGCAGTTCAATAAGTCCTGGTTCTAATTCTGTTTTCTCTACAATAACAAGCACTGGCGGTGGAGGCGGGTCTAGCGGCAATAATGCGGGAGGATCCGGAGGATCGGGTGGGGGTGGCTGCGGAGGGTATAGTTCTAGTGCTGGGCTAGGTAATACTCCATCTACTACACCTGTGCAAGGATACAATGGAGGCAACGGTGGTCCAGGAAGTCCGAATAATTATGCTGCTGGAGGTGGTGGCGGTGGAGGTGGGGTTGGTTCCAATGCTGCATCTGCTCTTATAGCTGGAAATGGTGGGACTGGTGCAACTTCTACCATATCTGGTTCTAGTGTAACTTATGCAGGTGGAGGTGGAGGTGGAACTTATGGCCCTGGTACCACGGTAGGAACTGGAGGGTCTGGTGGTGGCGCTACAGGTAGCAACGGTGGAGGTGCTGCCCCTTCTGGACAGGTTAACACTGGTGGGGGCGGTGGCGGTGGCGGAGGCTATAGCCCAGGAACGTCAGGTGGCTCTGGTGGCTCCGGTATCGTAATCATCAAAATCAACCAATAATTCAAATCTCTACTTTATAATAAATATTAGGACGTTAATTCCTAATATATGACCACACAAATACAAGCACCAAATATCGCCACAGGAGCCGTAACGGTAGAAAAAATCTCCGTTGTGGGCATTTCAGAAGGCGGTGTTACCACTGCTACAAACATAGCAGATGGATTGGCCAATCAAATTGCCTATCAACAAGCACCTGGTGATACTGGATTTGTTACTGCACCGACCACTGCAACCACTTATCTACAATGGAATGGTTCTGCATTTACTTGGGCAAGTTCAGTTGGTCCACAAGGGCCTACCGGACCAAGTGGTGCTAATGGCACAATTGGTGTAGATGGTGCTACTGGTCCACAAGGACCACAAGGACCTCAGGGTGTAACTGGACCACAAGGACCAAGCGGTGCAAGTGTTACAGGATCTACAGGGCCACAAGGACCACAAGGAGTAAGTGGCCCACAAGGACCCAGCGGACCACAAGGCCCGAGTAGTATCACCGCAGTGAGTGATCAAACCAATAGTAGTACAGGATATTTAGATTTGCCAGCCGGTACAACAGCACAACGTCCAGGTAGTCCTACAAATGGTGCTATAAGATTTAATACAACTACAGGCTATGGTGAAATTTATAATTCTAGTGTAGCACAATGGCTACAGTTTGGAAGTAGTCCAGTACTAGATGTCGAATATCTAGTTGTAGCTGGTGGGGGTGGGGGTGGATTTGATTTCGGAGGAGGTGGCGGAGCAGGGGGATATAGAACTAGTTCTTTAACGGGATTAATTGTAAACACCGCTTATACAGTAACAGTAGGAGCAGGTGGCGCAGGATCTAACACTCCAGGACAGGCGGGCGGTTCGGGTGGTGCAAATGGCTCTAATTCCGTCTTTAGCACAATAACATCTGCAGGTGGAGGAGGCGCTGGATCAGGATCAGGGTCTGGATCTATAGGTAAAAATGGCGGATCGGGCGGAGGAGCTGGAGGCTGGTCTGGTAATCCTTATACAGGAAACTTCGGTTCTGGTAATACTCCATCTACAACTCCAAGCCAAGGTAATAATGGTGGAACTGGAGTTAGTGGAGGAAATGGTGGTGGTGGTGGAGGTGCTAGCGGAGTAGGAGGAAATGCAGGTGGATCAGGTGGATCAGGTGGATCAGGGACAGTTAATACAATAACAGGATCTTCTGTTACATATGCAGGTGGCGGCGGAGGAGGAGGATATACTTCAACAGGGCCAGGCGGACCCGGCGGGGCAGGTGGCGGTGGAAACGGTGGTTCTGGAAGCAATGTTTCAGGAAATGCAGGAACCGCTAACTTAGGCGGCGGTGGCGGCGGTTGTACAGGAGGTGGCGGCGGCAATGGAGGATCTGGAGGATCTGGTATTGTTATACTAAAATATTTACAATCGTATACAGGCGCATTTAGTGCAGGGCTAGTTGTTTCTACTGTCACATCTGGAGGTTTTAAAATAAGCAGTGTAACAGGTGGAACAGGAACTGTAACCTTTACACTAGGATAAAATATGGTAACTAAAATAACATCATTAGCAATAGAAGAGGGTGCAGTAACTAGCGCAACAATCGCTACAGGTGCTGTAACAGTAGAAAAAATCTACGTAGAAGGTATATCAGCAGCGGGCGTAACCACAGCCACTAATCTGGCAGATGGTGGGGCAAATCGTATTGCCTATCAACAAGCAGTGGGACAAACTACTTTTGTCACAGCACCAACCACAAGTTCTACTTACTTACAATGGAATGGATCTGCGTTTACTTGGGCAAGTTCAGTCGGTCCACAAGGCCCTACCGGACCAAGTGGTGCAAATGGTACAATTGGAGTAGATGGTGCTACTGGTCCACAAGGCCCACAAGGACCACAGGGAGTTACTGGTCCACAAGGACCGCAGGGCGTAACTGGACCACAAGGACCACAAGGACCGAGTGGCCCACAAGGACCTAGTAGTATTACTGCCGTAAGCGACCAATCTAATTCTTCTACCGGATATTTAGGAATCCCAGTAGGTACTACTGCACAACGCTCTGGCACTCCGGTGGACGGTGCTATGAGAGTTAATTCTACCACTAACTTTTTAGAAATTTATTACAGTGGTGGTTGGAATAATATCACACAAATTGGTGTGTATCCTATAGACTATCTCATAGTAGCAGGTGGTGGCGGAGGTGGCGGAGGTGGTGGTGGCGGAGGTAACTATGCCGGTGGTGGCGGAGGTGGCGGATATGTCACTAATTCAGTTAACTTAGGGGTAGGCGTAACCTATGCTATTACAGTTGGTGCCGGTGGATCAGCAGGAACAGGAACCCCATTTGTAGCTGCTACCAATGGCGGTAGTAGTAGTATTATCGGTGGAGCAATAAGTTCAATCGCTTCAGGCGGCGGATACGGTGGTTCCACAGCAGGTCCGGCGCCTGGTAGTTATGCAGGCGGCTCGGGCGGATCGGGCGGCGGAGGATACCAAACTGGTGGTTCTGGTATAGCAGGACAAGGTAATAATGGATATGGTGGCCCTAATCCTGCAGGCGGAGGTGGCGGTGCCGCAGCAGCAGCCACAGACAAAAATGGTGGCGCAGGATTAAATTGGCAATCACTTGGCACATTCAGAGCAGGGGGCGGAGGTGGCGGTGGTGTAAATGGTCAAGGTGGTGGCACTGGAGGCAACGGTGGCGGTGGTGCTGCGCCAGCAGCTGGTACGACTGGAAACGGTACAGCAGGCAGTGCCAACACTGGGGGCGGAGGTGGTGGCGCAGGTAGCTCAGGAGGAAACACTAGCTGGGTAGTTGGTGGCGCAGGTGGATCTGGTATTGTTATTATAAGATATTTGGGTAGCCAACGAGGTACAGGTGGAACCATAACCAGTGCCGGTGGCTACACCTATCATACCTTTACTAGCACTGGTTCTTATGTTGCCTAATATGTAAAAGTACACAATAAATATCTAAATGCCAATTCAATTTCCGTCAAATCCCACGCAAGGTCAAACTTATACATATAACGGTAATACTTGGACCTACGACGGTGAAGGCTGGGAACCAGGTGTAGCAATTGGTGCTACTGGTGCTACTGGAATCACAGGTAATACAGGACCCACAGGTGCCACTGGTATTGGTGCCACTGGAATACAAGGTAATACGGGACCTACAGGTGCCACTGGCCTAACTGGTGCAACCGGACCAGCGGGTTCGGGTGGTTCAGGAGGTGGTGCCAATGTCACAGTAAGCGATACCGCGCCAGTGGGTAGTAGCCAAGGTGCCATGTGGCTCAACACCGAAACCGGTGAACTCAATGTATATTTTGCCAATGCCTGGGCCACAGTAGGTGGCGATGGTGGTATTACGTCAGTGTATGATGTTATGACTAGTAGTACAGGATATTTTGATTTACCCACAGGAAACACAGCACAACGACCGGGGGCTCCTGACAACGGTGTGATAAGATTCAATTCAGAGACGGCCAGAGTAGAATACTATGATTCAGTGGCCGCGGCCTGGATGGCTGTGACAAGCACTAGTACTGCTACCGCAATGTCGGTAGAATACTTGGTAGTGGCTGGCGGTGGTGGCGGTGGTGCTAGGTTTGGAGGTGGCGGTGGTGCAGGCGGATTCAGAACTGGTACTAGTACAGTAAACTTTACTTCGACCTATATAGTCACTATCGGTAGTGGGGGTTCTGGGTCAACGGACGCAGCCGGTGGTGGTAGGGGTAGTTCTGGTTCTAATTCTATTTTTTCTACTATCACTAGTACTGGAGGCGGTGGCGGTGGTAGGGGTAGTCCTGCAACTTCTCCTACAGCAGGAACCACTAATACCGGTGGTGGTGGTGGAGGTGGTAGAGGGTTCGGCGGACCAGGTGGAGCAGCAGGAGGTTCGGGCATTGTTATTGTGAGATATTTAGGAGCACCTAGAGGATCTGGTGGAACTATTGTTCAAAACGGTGGATATACATATCATACATTTTTAGCTTCGTCAACATTTACTGCTTAAATACTCAAAAATAGAGTATAATGAATAATAAAACTAACTACGAACTGTTTCCTACCCTTATTACAAAATATGATCAAATTTTTAACTCTCAACAGTTAACTGATATTTTTGAATATTGCAAAGAACAACCTCAAGATGATTATTTTTTACTGATAGGTGAAGGTAAATCATCATATGATAT